TCTAAGATAGACGAGGTTGCAAACAGTGAAACTGTAGAACTTGACCCTTATGATACACAGTCTTTCGAGACTAGAATACAACAAGAGGTCGCTAAGAGATTGCAGGAAATGATGCAACCGATGCGAGATGAGCAAGTGCGAATGACACGTCGTGCGCAGTTAGATAAGTTTAAGGCAGATAATCCTGACTTGATGGACTATAAAGAAGATGTTGCTAAATTGTTGCAATCTAATGAAAACATTTCACTAGAAGATGCTTACAATATCGTCAAAGGACGTACTCTAACTGAAAAGAATAGACAATTAGAGAAAGAGTTGGCGGAACGAACCAACAGAATGCGTGATGTAGGATTAAAATTGTCACAAGGTTCTTCATCAAGAGACTTGAAGCAAGTTCCTAAGCATTTAAAGAAAGGTCATGAGATATATGCATGGCTTAAAAACAATAAAACGGGATAAAAAGGAAAAAAAACCGTATTTATTGATAAGCCCCTTTCACGCATCAGAGAGGACAAGCTTTTGGGACCCTTCTATGGATAATCCAAGATGCAATCGGTAATTCAACAAACAAGGATTCATTTTATAATGAACCAGATAATTAAATTAAATAGCGGAGGAAATTATGGCTATTAGTAATGATGTACTTTCATCAACTCTCCGTATTCTTTTAGACGAAGAGGTTGACCAGCTTTATCAAGCTACACCCCTTTTGGACAAGATGCGTGAACGTGGTGGAGTAATTACATACGACGGTGGACAGAAATTAAATGTACCACTTATACTCGAAGAACATTCTTCAATAACACAATTGGACTCAGGATATGAGCCCGTAAACCTTGCAGTAAAAGATGCTTTGCGTCAAGCTGAATTCAACTGGTGTGACTTTGTTGCTCCAATCGTTGTTACTCGTTCTGAAGAACTTAGTAATAAAGGTGAAAGAGCAATCATCGATATCGCTGAAGCTCGTATGAAATCAGTTATGGGTGCACTTAAACGAGAAGTTGAAAAACAAATTCTTGTTAATGCTTCTCAAATCTTAACTAACCTTAACACATTCAACGGCCTTTCAGCCGCAGATGGTGGGGCTGGTTCTGGTGGAAACTCTACAGCAGGATTTTTCGATAACGTTGCATTCGGTTCTCAAACAGCTGGAACAAATGTTGGTGGACTTTCTAAGGCTACCTTCCCACGTTTGAACAACCAATTTATGGATTCTGCTAACGCATTGTCTGTAGAACAGATGACAGAATTATATATTGACTGTCAATTAAACACTCCTGACGGAAGTGCTCCAGATTTGATTCTATGTTCTCCACAGTTTTACAAGGCTTACAAAAGCATCTTGTTCAACCAAGAACGTTTTATCGATGAAAAAGTACTTGACGGTGGACGTTTGGCTCTTGCATTTAATGGTGCAATGGTTACTCCTTCTCCTTTCCTTGGGTCAGATGTACAGAATCCTGCTGGAACTCCAGTTGGCGCAGAAATTATTTCAGCTTACTTCTTAAATACTCGTTATATGAAGATTGGTTTTGATAGTGCAGCTCAATTTGAGATGGACGATTTCGAATCAGTAAGCGGTTATGCTTCACGTTCTGCTAACATCTACACTAGACTTCAGGTTTATTTCGAACATATGGCATCTCAAGGTATTCTTTGTGATGGCGAAACAGCTGCAAGTTAATAGGGGGATATTATGGCTACAAATACATTAATTCAAAAATTATTCGCATCAGATGAAACCGGAGTCGGAGAAGATTCTAATGCGGTATCTAACAGAATTCAGGTCGAAAAGTTTCGTGCAACCGAAGCGATTTCAGCTGGAGCAACTGTTTCATTAGACGTCAGTCAAACATCCAATGGTCTTCGTGCCATGTGTGTTGCTGAAGCTGATGGAACTGATTACATTCCAGTCGGCGTTTATGCCGGAACTGATGATGCTGCTAGCGGTGATTTCATCGATATCGTTCTTCGCGGTATTGTTGAAGAAGCTCTTACCAAAGGTGATGTTGTTAATATCGCTGCTGGTGACCGCTTAACCATAAGTACTGACGGGAAACTTGTCAAAGTCGATTCTTATAGAACTGACCTTGGTGACGGAACTGGTACTACTACAGGTGCTGTTTCTCAGTCACCTCACGTGGTTGCTATCGCTATGGAAGCTCAAACTGGAGATGCTACCTCACGAGTATTCGTACTTAAGAGTTGGTAATCGGGCTAGTTATTAGTTAGATAATTGACATTGGCCCGCCCTTCCGGGCGGGCCTTTTTATTAGGCGGGAGTAGAGATGAACCTAAAAGAAATGCGCGACATGGTGGCAAACATATTGGACTATAATCCAGATGTTCCACAATATAACAAAGAAATAAATCGTATCATTAACGAGGTTTATCTGAACTTCTACATGACACAACCCTGGACATGGGCTCAACAAACATTAAATGTCTATACAAATCCTGATACAACTCAGTCTGACTTACGTCTTATTCCTAAAAACGCTAATGGATTCTTTCAATCTGCTATTGAAGGTGTTGATAACACAACAGGAATTGGTCAAGAGTTTCGTTTTGGACAAGGTAATCATGAAGGTGACTATGTAGAAATTACAAATGCCACCTCAGCAGAAAACAACGGTATCTATATTATCGATAAAATTGATAAAGGTACAAACGAAGTCTTTGTTAGCAAGCAAAGCAATAACTTTGAAAAGGTAAACTGGTATGGTACAGGTGGCGCCACACAAACGGTTACAGGAAACGCTTTTCAAAGATACCTAAATCTACCCCAAGACTGTGCTCAAATACTTTCTGTAGGTATTAGAAACACAGCAGAGACCGGTGCAGGACAAGGTAACGCCTTAGGTCACATATACAATTGCACACGAGTTAAGGAAGAACAATTAAACTATCGTTTCGATATTACAGGAACACCAACACAATTTGTCGTATTTGACAAAGCACCCACAGGTTATCAAGACCTAACACATTTCGTTCCACGAGCAGGTAAAGATTTTAAAGTAGACACTTATACAGCATCACCAGGATGGCCAGTCGGAACATATGAATTCTTTATGGCTTATGAGTATCACAACATTCATGGTGAATTATCAAACGCCTTTGAATTAAAAATAACTGAAGCAAATCAGGTGCCTCGTTTCAATACAATGGACACCAGACAATTTGGCTTTCACGGTCTTCGTAAGAGATTTTTTGTACGCCTTAAATCTATCGATGGCTACGATGCAGTCGCTTTTGAAGAAGACTTTATTCGTGACTTAGGTGGGATTGATTACACAGTACTTCAAGCAACTGATGGTATCTCTTATTTTAGACAAGATGACTATGATGTGCAACTTAATTGGCCACAAACAGATATACAAATAGATTCCACAGATAAGCTTAGAATGATTCCTCGTTTTAACCAACCAGTTATATCAAGGAAGCGAATTCGGTTACATCCACGACCAACTGTCCAAACGCCAATAAACATTCGTTACATAGCTTATCCAACAGAATTGGTAGATGATTATGACCAGCCAACTGCACCTATAGATTGTCATCGATATATCGTTTATCGTTCACTTCAAGAGGCGTTGTTTAAGCATGGTGAAGATACACAGGCAGTATATTACGAAAAGAAAGCTGATAAAGAAATGCAGAAGATAGAAGAAAGACACTTAACACAGCGTTCGGCACTTTACATTAAAGAAGGTTTTAAATCCGGGCCAATGCGACTAGTACCCTACAGAACTTTAACGAGAACGCTAGGTAAGGACGGAAGCTAAATGAAAACAAATCAAAAATTAGAAGTATTGCCACAAGGTGGTTTATACATCGGTATACCTGCACCTAATGAAAGTGCCAATAGATTAGTTAATTGGAAGTATGATTCTAAAACACGAGCATGGACTAATAATCTAGGTTTTGAAAAGTTTTTTAGTAATCAAACTGGTTTTGGTCCTTTCACTGCAGCATTACAAAGAGAAGTTGATAGTATCTATTGTTTTCAACAACATAACGGTGCACGTCAATCATTCTTATATGAAACAAATGGGAAACTATTTGTACTTGACCCATCAACACCAGGTAGTGGTAACGAATTAGTGACACTTAAAACAAGCAGACAAACACCTAGTCCAACACAACCTCACACAAGTTATGAACCATATGGTAGATACTGTATCATTACAAACGGATTAGATGGACCACTTAAGTTTAAAGGTTCTAAGAACAGTGCATCAATATATGACTTAGGATGGCGACAACAACCTGGAACGCCGACTATCCGGAATGTAGGAGCACCAGACTCTGCACCACAAACTTTTTTAGATAGTACAGATGAAAACTTTAATGACCAAATATGGTCCGGTGGAGACACAACATTTCGTGGTGTAAGTTCTTCTACTGATGCTGAGTCTGTAAGATACAGATACAAAGTAAGTTTTGTTAATGAAGCAGGTTCTGAGTCACCACTTAGTCAAGCATCAAATGAAGTTCGTATTACATCAGCAACAACTACAAGAGGTTCAGCCACAGGCGTTCCTACAACTGGACTTATACTTGACATACCAAAGGGGCCAAATGGCACACTGGCTAGACGAATATACAGAACAAAAAACGATTCAAACACTTTTTTCTTTGCAGCACAATTAAACAACAATGCAGATGAGACATTCACAGACTTTACAGCTGATACAGAATTAGGTGCAGAAGCACCACTTGCTACAACGTCTGTACTTATGCCATCACCAGCATGCAGATTTAGTGCAACATTTAAAAACGTTTTATTTATCGACGGTGGTGAGATGGACCCCACGCGAATCTATTATTCGCAACCTCTACAGCCAGACACTTTTTCAGCACAAAGCTATTTTGAAGTGGGAACCCGTGAGGGTGGGGACATTACAGGTTTAGCGCCATATTATAATTCTCTATTGGTGTTTAGAGAAAATGCGATAGACCTGATAAGAGGTGACAGTGTTAATGGACTTAATTTGGTTCCGTTCATTCAAGGGGTTGGAACACTGTCACCTCACACCATCGTCCCTATTCCAAACTTAGGTTTATCATTCATGTCACAAGATGGTGTTTATCTCATCAAAGGTGGACTAGATGGTGGAGCTGACTTAAAATTATCTAAAATATCGCAAGGTCTGCAAGAATACTTTGAACGTGCAAGTAGAGACAAACTACCTGCTGCAATCGGCGTATACAGTCAACGTGAAAGAGAATTACATTATTACATGTGTATTGATGGCCAAACATTCTTAAACTTAGGACTAGTCTATCACGTAGATGCAGCAACCTGGTCAGAAAGAAGTGGCTTTCCTTTTAAATGTGCAACAACAGATAAAGACGGAAACATAATTGGTGGTTATGACTTAAACAATGTTTATACAGGTGCACCTTCTTCAGCTGCTGAATCACCTGCTAAAGGTGGAATATTTGTAGTCAGTGGATTAAGACAAGAAGGCTATGTATTTACAGGTGTAAGCACAAACATTAAAAACGGACCGATTCCAAGTTCTTTATTTAGAAGTGCATGGTTAGACATGGGTATGCCACAACTTAAAAAGTATCCAAAGTATATCTACCTCTATGTTTTAACACGTGGTGATAATGACGTTGGAATGACAGTTTATAAAGATAGAGACTGGGGTGATGCTTATCTCGCAACTGATATGAAAATGCAAAGAGCAGACCATAAAGACCAACCGGTTTATGATGATGTAGCTTATGTATGGGACCAAGCTTTCTGGCAAGATAAACTTTTGACACAAATAAGGTACGATGTATCTACGGCAGGCGCAGTTTCAGAGTTAGCATTTGAATTAAATACCCAATCTCCTTTAGAGTTTATCGGCTATTCAGTTGAATACCAGGTTGACGGAAAGAAAACTATACGAGGTAAAACATAATGGGATATCGTTGGACAAAAACACAAATAGAAGAAAAAACTATTGTTGAAAGTAGACAGGTCGACATGGCTTTCTCTAACTACACATCAGTTGTAAATGGTGGCATGGATAGAGATAATCTACCTGCTTCATCAGTTGGTGCTGCATCAGTTAATAATGAAGCAATAGGTAGAGCTGAACTAGGAACAACTAACTTTCATATACCTTTTGATGATACTTATCAAGACAGTAATTATGGAAACGGTACGATTACTGATAACAACACAAGAGGTAACAGGATTCGTGGCTATGTGTATCAACAAGACCCGATTAATGAAGGTGATACATTCAATGCTATAGAAAGTAAATCCATTGAGTGTGAAGAAGGAATGCTTCATTGTACATTTAAGGTCAATACATACATGCCTCAGTATTGGTCGTATTATAAAGCATTTACAACAACACTAGTTGCACGGAAACGTGTACAATTTCAAATACTAGTCAATGGTGTTATTGTATATTATGGACCTGCTATAGCACAACCATTCTTTACTTCAAACATGTCAGCAATGATTCCTGTGAGTAAAGGTACAAACACAGTCGAAATAAGAATGAGGCTACCAGCCCGTTTAAATGAAGGTAATGACCAAGTAGTTATTTGCTACTGGGGTGGCCAGTTATATTTACATAACTTTTACAGATAGGAGAAGAAGATGGCAGAAGTTAAACTAAAAACGTTTTATCCAGAGAATGCAGTAACAGATTCAGCTGAGATGAATGCAAATATGAACGCATTAGAAGGTTCATTGGGTTCTGGTGACATTGATGAAACAAATGTAAGAGCAGAAGGAATAGACTTTCGTAATCTTTCAGAGAGTTTGCACATTGCAGAAATAGGACAACTAAACAACGGTTATCAGATATCATTTGGAACTCTACCAGCAGCTGATGCACGATATCCATCATATTCAGTCGATATAAATGACCCCAAAGAATTACCAATCAACCATGATGAAACTGGCACAACCAATACAGCAGTAAGTAAAGGAACAAAACTACGCATTAATGGTACTGCTGGTGAAGACTTAACCGGTGCAGAACTAATAACTGTACAATGGAATGTAAATGTAATGGATAATCTGTTACATACACCTATTGCAGAATTAGTAACAAAACTTATCGACACAACAACAAAAGATGGTGGTACCGGTGCTCCTCATCCATATGGCTCAGGGATTGGAGAATGGTTCTGGATAATCTATCCAAAGTTTAATGTTACATCTAATGCACTAAATGATTCTGATTTCCAGGATGCAAAATCTGCTGGATTGGTTGATGGAACAGATTTCTTACGACC